AAAGTAGAAACTTTCAGGGTTTAATCGTTGCTGTTGAACAGAAAATTAAGGGGGTAAAGTTATATGTTTTCCAATAAAAAGTTAGCAATATCCTTTTCCCTGGGGTCCATTTCTTCAAAATTTTTATACTTTAAATACCGCGCCAGCTTGTAGCGTACCTTCGCCCGGTCTTCGGTATACTCATTAAGCGCGCTAAATAGCTGCATTTCCTTATTTGGCCGGTAGCTTTCCCCGCTATGGTCCGCGTCCGCGCGGTCTTCAAAGTAGTCTTTGAGGTCGTTTAGTAGGTCAGTATTCATAATTAGCCGCTTTAGTTTCTGCGTAAACTTCGTCCCAGTTAATACCGTCTATAAGGCTTTCCCATACCCCCGCCTTCGCCAGTAGGTCGGAAATTTCACCTATATACTGCCCGCTGAAAAAAAGCCGGGCGGTAAAGTCGTCGTACCCCAGACTGGTAGCGGATAGCCGCATAGCTTCAGTTTCAATAATTAAGATCTGGTTAACGCTGCCGCTGAATTTTTCTATAACGTGTTGTAGTTTCATAGGATTATTTTTTAGAATAAAAAATATTAAAGCCGTCCCTAACTAAGTAAAAACTACCGTCTACCTGTACTTTTGCGTCTGGGTACTTCAGCGCTAATTTTTTCAAAGTAGTACCTTCTATAATAACGGTCTGGGTTTTTACCCCGTATTCGCTATATGTTTCGCGTTTTATCTTCATACCACAAATATAGGTAACGCTACCGTAACTTCCTAGTAAAAGTTATCCACATTATTCAGAACGTATAACCCCGGTAGTCTGAAGGTATGTAGCTACATAGCGTATGCCGTCCATGTGGTGGTTATCGAAGTCTTCGGGGTCTTCCAATACTATACCGTACCGGTCTACTTTTCTGCTATAGTTTTCCTGTTCGTGTGCTATGTTCGGGCTGTCATTTGTATAGTATACAGGCATATCACAAAGCAAGCTGATACCATCTACTATAGCGCCCTTACTAACCCCCAGCGCGTAGTCCCAGCCCGCAGCGCGCAAAGCCAGGATCTTTAATTTACGGTTGCTGTCGCAAAGTATTTCCCGGTCGAAAGGTACCCCCAGCTTTGTAAAAAGCCAGGTTACTATACCGTCTTCGTCCGGGCCTATCTGCGCCCGCTGGGTATCGTTTAACCGGTCGCGTATTGCGTTTTCACTGGCGTAGTTCAGTTCATGCAAGTACAGCGCCCCGTCGTAGTACTTCGCTTCACCTACCGCCCAGGGGTCTACCGCGCCCCAGTCAGACCAGTAGTATGTAGGGGCGTCTATTTCCTGGTACCGGGCCAGTGGTATTTCCCCCCACTTAAATATCCGGTTTGGCCGTTCTGCCCTTTCCCCCAACCCGTATACAGACCAGTTATAAGCGCTGGCGCTGCGCTTGTACTCATTACGCTGGCACCTAGCAAGCTGTTTAACTTTTTTAGGATCCAGCCCCAGGGGGTTAGCTATACAGTCGTATACCAGCGCTTCAGCTTCGCCCAGTACTTTATTTTCTACCAGCCAGGACCGGCTAACGGGCTGATAGGATAGAATTTTTTCCCGCTGGGCGTCCGGGCAAAAAGGATTGTCTCTAAAAGTCGAATGTATAATAATGGCTTTAGCGTCTTTCTTCAGGTCTTCTACCCAGTGGGCAAGCTTCGGGTTCCAGTCTATCAGTAGGAAAAGATCAGTACGCTGGTCTATCTGGTCCAGTACGTCGCGGCTAATTTTATACGGTTCATTCAGCCAGGCTATATCTTGCCCTAGCCCGTGTATATTTACCGCGTCGTCCGCGCCGTGGGCTTCTATCCGGCTGCCACGGGTATAGCGTAGGTAAGTTTTTGTAGCGTTAAAAGTATTTCCGACTTTCCAGCGGCCGGTAGTAAGTAAGCGCTTTTCTATGTCATTAAAAACCGTGTCCACGCAGTCTACTTTGCTTTCACGCCAGACGGTTATACGTTTTCCCCGGGTCTTCCGGGCGTACAAGTCCAGACAGTCTATAAGGCTGTAGGTCTTACTGCTTCGGCTGGACCCTTCCAGGATGATATATTTATATTTGGGCTTCCCGTCTGGCCCGGTAGCGTTCATAGCGTCCCAGATCTTATTAAAGACTATGGTTACTTCCAGCCGCGTTTCATTCGCAGGGGCTTGCATCCGGGTAAAGTTTTTGTAAAAATTCTAATAGATCCGGGTTTACGGCGCTGTCGTGTGTGCTAAAAAATGGCCGGTCTTTAGTTCTATATTCCAGTTCTTTTAGGTTATGTTCGCCTGCTATTTTACAGTCAGCCAGGTACCAGCCTGGTAAGCCCTGGGCGTACGTGGTTTTAATAGGCGTCTGGCCGTCCATAGCATTAAACGTATTTATAAAGCGCTGTTTTTCCATTATCATAGGGGTATGAACGTCAAAGTTAAGCCAGTCTGGCTGGCAGTTATAGTACATTTCCCGGTAAGACTTTATAGGGTGCCGCGTGGCCATATCCCTACAGGTCGTATCATAATAATGGGGCACCTGGTAGTCGAAATCTTCCAGCGCGTAGTAGTCGTCGTTAGAGTATAAAAAAACAGCGTCCGGGCACTGTAGTACCTTAAGCTGCATAGATTTTTCTTTTTCGCCTTTCAGATCCGCCAGCGGTATGTGATTATCTGCGGTAATTTTATACCACTCTGGCGCGTCGCCTATTAGTAATACCCCGGATAAGTTTTTAAAATGTTTATAGATAGACCGGATAGCGTAGCGAAGTTCTACGCCTCCCATACGGTACCGGTATGGTATTACTAACCTCAATTAGATAGCCTTTTACTTTGTTCTACCAGATCTTCTAAATAAACTTCTATAATATGCTTTATTTCAGACATTCGTATATAAATATCTTGCACATTTTCAGCTTTTAACAGGGGGGAAATACTTTTAACGCGCCCCGTTTCTTTATCATGGCAGATAATTAAAGCCCCGTTAGCCGTATCGCTTCTAAACGTATCTAGCAGCGCTACCATTTTATCAAAAAATTCCTGGGTCATACAGATATTTCACACGTTAAAGGGTTAATAAATTTACCGGTATACCCAGCCGCTTTGCATTTGCCTATTATTTCATCTAAGAAATTCCAGGATAGTATAATCAAAAAATCAGGCTGGGTAGCTATCAGCGCGGCCATATCCACTATAAGTATACCTGTGCCCGGCGAATACTTGCCCAGCTTTTCGGGGGTCTGGTCTACAATAAAGGGTATCTGTTTAACAGTTATACCGGCTGCGTTCAACAAAGTATTACCCTTAGCGCTGGCAGCAAAGCCCCATACTTTAAACTTTTCCAGGTCGCGCATTAACCCCAGAAAGTTAGCCAGTACCAGCGCTATTTCCCGCGCCCAGTCTTTGTATATTTTCAGGTCTTTGCAGTACCCGGTTGCTATTTCCCGGTTTACGTATTCATCTACCGCAGGGGTCCAGGCCCCGGATCTGGTAATATAACAGCGTACAGACCCGCCGTGAATATCGTGGTGCGTTATATCCTGTAGGATAAGCCCTACTTTACTACATAAAATACGCAGCGGATAGACAGAAAAATAGCTTAAATGCTCAAAATAAACGGTATCAAATTCGTTTTTATCAATAAAATCTATTAAATATGGAAACTCTATAACAGCCACGCCGTCAGGTCTTAGCACTGCCTTAATTGATTCCAGAAAGTCGCGTACGTCGTCTACGTGTGCAAAAACGTTTGTGGCCGTTATTAACTTCGGTAGCGGCCAGCTTGTAGCCAGCAAATGTTTAGCCGCAGGCATACCCCAGAACGTCTGAAAGACCCTTATACCCTGGTCTTCGCAGATCTTTGTCAAGTTTTTAGCCGGGTCTACGCTTAATGTCTTATGGCCTAGCACCTTTTTAAATTCCGCCAGTAGTGCCCCGTCGTTGCCTGCTATATCAATATGGAAACTGTCTTCGTTAAGGTCGTACTTATCCTTCAGCGTTAAAGCCATTTCGCGGCAGTGGTCCCTATACCCCTGGGCTATACTGGACCTGTATAGATAATGCCCGAAAAGCGTTTCGGGGTCTATCACTACGGAAAGCTGGGAAAGCCCGCAGCTAGTACAGAACATAACCTTAAGTGGATAACGCGGCGCTACTTCGTCAGGACTTGTTAATAAGTTGTTACTAAGTGGCATTAACCCCAGGTCCAGGTAGGGGGTTAGTGGTTCAGCGCCGCATACGCGGCAACGGGTATGGTTTTTAAACATTTGCGGGCGTTTTTTCAAAGATACGGTTATGCTCTAGCATCCTGTCGTATAAGTGTGCTACTTTTTTCGCTGCTTCGTTGCGGTACCAAAAACCCATGTCATACAGCGGGCTTTTTTCCAGTGGCGCTACCTGTATAGCTTTTAATCCCATACGTTCTACCTGTTTTAAAAGCGTACGCTGGCCGCCCCTATGTTCAAAGTACCAGCAATCCTGTACGGTTTTTATAGGATCTGCGGGAAAAGAAAGGCGCCTGGCTACGTCTTTGGTTACGCAAAAGCCGGTAGTACGTACGTGCCGGGTTACTTCTTTGGAAATTTGCATACAGGTAAGCCCGGTAGTCTTATCAAAACTATCAATAAAAGGGCTTATAAAATCTTTTCGCATTGGTATAGTGTCGTCAGTATTCCAGATAAGATAATCAAAATCCGGAAAGCCGGGTAGCCTGTTACGGCAAACGTCCTGAAAGGCGCCTATGTCGTAGCCAATATTAGGGCGGTCTATAAACTTAACGTTTTCGCTATGCCCGTTTAAATTTGGCGTTCCTGTGTTTTCATTATTGAATATTACTACCAGCTTCGCGCCCTGCGTTTCGCTTTCGTTCCAGCATTTTAACCAGCGTTCTATATTATCGTACCGGTTATAAACTACCACGGCCACAACTACCCGCGGCAAAGATCCAGGTATAAGCCCGTTTCGTATAAGGAAAGCCTTATCTGCTTTATGGCTACCGGGCTGGTTACGGCTTAAGCTGGCATTATGGTAACGCTGGGCTACGTTAAAGCCTGGTACTTTTGCTGGCGGTCCGTAGACCTGGAAAAGTTGATAATAAAAATACAGGTCGCAAAAGGTTTTTAGCCGCGTGTCGAATGAAACGCCACACTTACGGAAAGCCATAACGCTGGGCATACCTACGGTATTACTATCAAAGTTTTCAGGGTTATACGCGGCTATCCTTTGCCCTGTTTTCTGTCCTGTAGCGTTAACGTGGGTACTATCGGTAACCGCCCAGCCCGCTACGTCCAGGATATTAGAAAACTTTTGCAGCGCCAGCGGGTCAGTAAAAAAATCATCCTGGCACATAATTTTAACCTTGTCATACTTGCAAAGGTCTACCGCGTGGTTTATATTTTCAGACGCCCCGCGTACCGGGTTAAAATGGTAATTGATAGGCAAGCTGGGGAACTTAGTGCAAACGTCTATTATTGATCCGTCCAGGGCGTTATCACTGATAACTATTTCGTACTGGTCGTAGTATTTCTGGCTTCGTATTGAATTTAGTAACAGGGTCAGCATGGCTGCGCCGTGTCCTTTCATTTCATAGGTTGCTATAGCTATGCTTATCATCTTTTCGCGTGGTATGTAATTTTAAAAATTGCTACCAGGTCTTTTTTATCGTACCAGGTTTTTACGTTTTTTATTCTAGCCATAAATACCCCGCCGGGGGTGTTATAAACATATACCCGGCTGGGGTTCTGCCTTCCTACTGTTTCTACTGTCATAGCCCCCCGCCCCCTTCCAGAAAGCCGTCTGGCTGTTTACGGGGCTTATCTTTTTTTACTACCGCCTGAAGGTATACCCCGTTCCAGCCGTAAAAGACCCCGCCCACTAATTTGTAACCATTTGATAAATACTTATTTACTTCTTGCGTAAACTTAATACAATTAGTGGCCTCTATTACGTAGTAGTCTGTCATTTCAATAAATTGTGTGGTATATCTGCAAAGCTGCCAGGCGTAAAGACTATCGGCTGTATCTTTACCCCTGCGCGCCAGCAATAAAATTGTAAAGCTATTTGGTCGAAGCCGTCCAGCCGGTAAACATCGTGCCACCACTGGTTAAAAATTTGCTGGATCCTGGCCGTAGAACGTATAGCAATTATACAACAATCGTTAAGCCCGTTATTTTTCGGGTACCCGAAGTACCGGTAAGCTTCTACTTGCTGGCGTAGTGGCTTAGTAGCGTAGCGGGTCTGTAGGTACTTGTTACCTTTTTTCATACAATGCTCTATGTGGTCCACTTCCTGGTAGATACATTTCCTTTCGTGGTGTTTAAGTACTGCTATTTCGTCGTCCCCCAGCGCCGCCAGGATCTGGCTAATAAAGTCAGGCGCTACAGGCTGCACTTTAGCGTCCAGCCAGATAATTATACCCGCGGCCGGGTCCCTGCGGTATAGCTGGCATTTCCAGTAAAGGGCTTTGGTACGGTCGTTACCGTCAATATGTACCGGGGCTTCGGTTATGTAGATACGCTTATAACTGGTATCCTGGGGCGGTATTACCTTTTCTGCGTCTATGCCACCTACGTTAGCGGTTACTATAGTAACTTCCATATAAACTTTATTACAGTTACCGCGCCCACGGTCGTAAGCGCTATAAAGATTAAGGCGGTAGCCGTAGCTAACGCGTGGTCCCGTTTTTCTTTATTGGTCATTTAACAAGCTATTATTATAATCCCAAAAATCAATACTACCAGTACCAGGACAATAAACCAGCCCGGTTGCGGGTCGTCGTCTTTTTTCTTCTTACTAAAAAAAGGTATTAGTATGTTTCCTATTGGTAGTAATATCATAAATATAAAAGCCGCTTTCAATATCCAGCCCGGGTAAGCGGTACTGTCAATATCAGCGGCAAAATAGTTATAGCCCACTTACCTGGGCTACAAAATTACGTAACTCATACGGAACTACCAAATATTATTTATTCACTGGCGCCCCTGCGGTAGCGCCCAGGCTTGCGGCCGGATCTTCAATACCCGGTAAAACGGTTATGGTTATTTCTTTCCATATAACAAAGTCTTTGCCTGGCGTCCCGGTAGTCATAATAATAGACGACGTACCCAGCCCCACGGCTTTTACTTTGCCGCTTTCCTGGTTAACGTCCAGTACTACGTCGTTATCCGCGTACCACTTCGTCGCGCTGTCAGTGATAAGGCTAAACTCTTGCCCCTGGGCCACGTCTATAAGCTTGTCTACGTTGTAGACCTTTGCGAAGCTGAAAACTACGTCAACTTTCATACTATTAAAGTTAAAAGGCGCCAAACCTGGCGCCGTTAAGAAAGTTATTTAGTAACAGGTTGCCCAGCGGTTGCCCCCATACTTACGGCTGGCGCTGCGCTATAGACGTACTGGCCCCCTTCGGAAATTTCGCTAACCCCTTCGCCCAGGTCTGCGTCAGCGGTTACTTTCCATTCGCTTTGGCCGTCCGTGTCTTCAGAAACTACGTAGCCTACCAGGGTAGGTTCAGCGGCTATTTGTTCGTCCGTTGCTGGTACCGCGGTAGCGCCCCCTGAAACGATTGATAAAATAGCTTTTCCTTCAATTTTAGCGGGCTTACCCGTAGCCGTTACCGGGCTGACGTAGATACCTACTTTCTGGTCTGTGTTGGAAACTAGATCTAAAGGCATTTTTTTAAATTTTTATTGGTTAATTAATCGTCTTCATCTTTTTTAGGGGGTACGGTATATACGTTAATTATTGGTACTAAAGCTTCGCCTTCAGGGGTTACCGGGCTTATCCGGTCTGGCGCGTTAAAGCCCAGCATTTTATTAAGAACTTCGGCCGCTTTCACCCGTTCCGATAGTTTAACCTTCTTTACTACGCCTATCGGTATTCGGTCGTCCCCCCTGCCTGCGTACATTTCGTCTACTTCTATGCTATTTGTGGTTCGTTTCATGTGGTCCGGCCACTCATGTACGGGTAAAATCGCGCCAGTTTCCGGGTCCAATATGTCTTCCAGGTTAGCCCCTGCTACGTCCCTTAACATGGATATAATTCCTTCCTTCGTCACATTCAATCTATCTACGGTATCCTTTCGTAATTCATTGATTCTCCGCGCTATTTCAGGTTTCCTGAAGTTTTCCCAGCCAATAGCGTAAGCGTTATTCTTCTTATACCCTGCTCTTATAGCCGCCTGCGTCAAATTCATATCCAGTAAATATTCCTGGCAAAATCTTTCCATTTTCGGGGTAATTTTACCTTTTATGGCCCCTGGCGGCTTCCGTTTCACTACTTTTTTAGCCATTTCACCACTAAATTAAAGACTTTTTTCTATAAAAATCTATTTTAGCTTTAACAGCTTCCATTAAAGCCGCCTGGCCGTCCGCTTTTCTGCCGATAGCCCGGCTTACGTCCTGGTCCATAGTCTTACTGCAAATCAATTTATAAACCATTACAGGCCTTTGTTGCCCCTGTCTGTCCAGCCGCGCGTTAGCTTGCTGGTAAAGTTCCAGGGACCAGGTAAGCCCGTACCAGACTATTATATGCCCCCCAGCCTGAAGGTTAAGGCCATGCCCGGCGCTGGCTGGATGGCAAACCATAAGCCCAGCGGTACCGGTATTCCAGGCGTTAATATCCCGGCCGTCCTTCAGTTCCCTGGCGCCGTACCTTTCCCGTATGCGGTCTTTATCGTGTATGTAGTTATAAAAGATAAGTACTTGCTGACCCTGCGCTGCTTCTATTATTTCCCCTAGCGCGTCCAGCTTCATATCGTGCTGGATATGTACGCGCCTGTCAGCGTCGTATATTGCCCCGTTAGAAAACTGTAAAAGCTTTGTGGTTAAAGCCGCAGCATTAAAAGCCGTTATATCTTCTATTTCCAGTACGGCTTCCCTTTCAAAGTCGTCGTACTTTTTCTGTACGTCTGGATCTAGTTTTATTATTATTTCGTGTTCAATCCTTCCAGGTAGCTGTAAATAATCCGCGCTTTTCATGCTTATACAAATGTCCCCTATACGGTCGTAAATTTCCTTTTCCGCGCCTTTTCGGGGCTTATAGTTATAGACCTGGTAGCCGTTGGTCTGGCCGGGGGTTAGGTAGGCTTCGCGAAAAGCCGTTAACGTCTGGCCTAGCCGCTGGCCCTGGTCCAGTAGGTATATCTGCGGCCAAAGATCTGCCAGCCCGTTAGGTGAAGGCGTACCCGTCAGCCCTATTACGCGTTTAATCATTGGCCGTACAATTCGTAGGGACTTAAAGCGCTGCGCCTGCGCGCTTTTAAAGCTGCTTAGTTCGTCTATAATAACTGTATCGAAAGGCCACGCGCTTTGGTAGTACTGGACCAGCCAGGCTACATTTTCCCGGTTTATTATGTGAATATCTGCTTTTACCTTCAGCGCCCGTACCCGTTGCCCCGGGTCGCCTGTTACAATACTGTAGGATAAATGGGTTAGGTGTTCCCATTTTTCCAGTTCAGCGGGCCATACGTTCAGCGCTACAAATTTTGGCGCTATTACCAGTACCCTGGTAGCTTCGTACGTTTCGTACAGTAAAGTATCTACCGCGGTAAGCGCTGCCACGGTCTTACCCAGCCCCATTTCCATAAAAAGCGCTGCGTACTTGTTATTCAGCAAATGTTCAGTAGCGTGTACCTGGTAAGCGTGTGGGTTGTATAACATCTAAAAAATTATTAATTTGTTCTGTACTGTTCAATACCGCCACGGTATAACCGAAGCGCCGTAAAAACTTATGGTAACTTATCTGCACTTTTGACAGCCGCCCGGCTGGGGTCTTCATTTCTACAAAAAAAAGCCTATCGTTTAAAAATACAATTCGATCCGGCGCCCCTTTCATACCCGGACTTACAAACTTTATACAGGCGCCCCCGTAAGCTTCTACCCGTCGTTTTAAATATGCCTCTATGTCCTTTTCCATTTTGTTGCCGTGTTGCCGTGTTGCCAATATTTTCACATACATTATATATGTATATATTATCTATGTACTATGCTATATATACTACTACTTTCTACTTTTTAATCTTATATAGTATTTTATTGGCAACATTGGCAACATATAGTATAAATAAATACTTATTAGCTAGTTAGGCGTTGCCGATAAATGTAGCCAATACCATTGCCAATAGCTATAAATCTTCGTCGGCTACATTTTTCCTAACAAAGCATCTTATTACGTTGTTGCCAATGCGTCTTTTTTTATTCGCCACTTCCCAGCCCCCTGTCTTTTTAACTGCGTCG